TCGGTGGTGTTGGTGTTAGTATCAATACTTAATTTTTTTTGATAAGGGGGAGTTTATTCTCCCCCTTAACTTTCATAATGAATAAAGGATAAGAATATGGCTTTTGATTTATTTGGTTTTTCAGTTACAAAAAAGAAAACACAAAAAACATTTGTAACACCAGAGAATGATGATGGTGCAATTACATATGTTGAAGGTGGAGGATTTGTAGGTACATATCTAAATACTGATATTGATGCAAGGGACGAAAATGTTCTTATTCAAAAATATCGTGAAATGGCTATGACACAAGAAGTTGATTTAGCCATTACAGATGTTATCAACGAAGCCGTGTTGCATGAAACTGGAAAAGCATCCGTAAATTTATCTTTAGAAAAATCAGATCAAAGTGATGCAATTAAGAAAAAGATTTCTGATGAATTTAAAAATATCGTAAAGCTTTTAGATTTTAATAAAACTGGTTATGATACTTTTAGAAAATGGTATATTGATGGTAAACTTTATCATCATATTGTTATTGATAAAACAAAACCAAAAGAAGGAATTAAACATTTAATTTCAGTTGATGCTCTTGACATTAAAAAAGTAAGAGAAATAAAAAAAGAAAAAGATGCAGTTACAGGTGTTGAGTTTGTAAAAGAAATAGAAGAATATTTTATTTACAGACCAGACCAAGCAACAGGACAGTTTACTCCAAGTGGTAGACAACATAATGAAGAAGTAAAAGTTCAGACTGATGCTATTTCATATGTTCACTCTGGAATGATTGACGCAGAGAAACAAGTTGTTATAGGTTATCTATATAAATCAATTAAGCCTTATAACCAATTAAGGATGATTGAAGATTCACTTGTTATCTATCGTTTAGCAAGAGCTCCAGAACGTAGAATTTTTTATATTGATGTTGGTAACTTACCCAAATTAAAAGCAGAACAATACTTGCGTTCTGTTATGGATAAGTATAAACAGAAAGTTGTATACAATGCTCAGACAGGTGAAGTAGAAGACCAGAAAAAACAAATGTCAATGCTAGAAGATTTCTGGCTACCAAGAAGAGAGGGTGGACGGGGTACTGAAATTAATACTCTGCCTTCTGGACAAAATCTTGGTGAGATTGACGATATAGAATATTTTAGAAAGAAACTTTATCAGTCTCTTAATATTCCTATTTCAAGGATTGAGGGAACTGATTCAACTGCCTTTAATCTCGGCCGAAGTACAGAGATTAACAGAGATGAAGTAAAGTTTTCTAAGTTTATTTCAAGATTACGACAAAGATTTTCATCTTTATTTACAGATTTATTAAGAGTACAATTGCTTCTTAAAGGTATTATTAAAGAAGATGATTGGTACGAAATTAAAGATGCAATAGACTATATTTGGACAAGAGATTCTCATTTTGCAGAGTTAAAACAAAATGAAATTCTTAGAGAGCGACTAGAAGTTCTTTCATCATTGGATGAATACATTGGAAAATATTATTCTAACGAATGGGTTAGAAAAAATGTTCTCCGACAATCTGAAGATGAAATTGATGAAATGGATAAACAGATTAAAATTGAAACTGGTGTTGAGCCAGATGATGCAACAATTAATCCAGACTTATTGGATTATCAGGGAGATTAATAATGAGTATTTCTAAATCTAGTTTTCTAAATAATTATAAGAACAAAATTGTTTCAGCTGATAATTCAGAAAAAATCAATGAAGCAATAAAGTATGCTTTCAGACTTACAGATTTGTATGGTATTGAAAAAATAAACAAATCAATCCTAGAAGCTTCTGTTGAATTCAAGATTGATGAAAATGTAATAAGAGAAAAAATAAACGATGAATCATTTATATTAGACGAAAGGAATTACAATGAGTGATGAAATAAAAGCAAGCTTGGTACAGAATGTTATTGATAAAAAGTTTTCGCGTGCGAATTCAGACTTTGCAAATCTTATGAGAGATAAAGCATACTCTGCAATTGATGATTTTAAGAATGCATTTCAGTATGTTGCAATTCAGAAAAAAGAAGCAGAAGCAGCTGCATCTGAAAAGGAAGTAGAAAAAAAGGAAAAGTAAAATGGAAGAGGCTCTAACAATACAACAAAGAATGAAGCGTTCGCGTGTGATGAAAGCTAAAAGTGGTATTATTGCACGAAAACGTGAAAGAGCATTAAATAGAAAAGCTGACTCCAAGACAATACAAAAAAGAGCACAAAAAACAGCTAGAAATATTGTTGCTAAAAAAATGTTGCAAGGTAGAGATAAAAGCGAATTGTCATTATCAAGTAGGGAGAATTTAGAAAAAAAACTTGGTAAGAAAAAAGGTGTAATTAACAAAATAGCAAAGAAACTTTTACCACAGATTAGAAAAAAAGAAGTAGAAAGATTTAAAAAGTTAAAGGAGAAATAAATGAAACTAATAACAGAACATACTAATGAAGTAGAGTATATTGTTGAAGGTAAAAACAAACAACAATATATTAAAGGTATCTTCATGCAGTCTGATATTCAGAATCAGAATGGTCGTGTTTATCCTTATAATGTTCTCAAAAAACAAGTAAAAGAATTTAATGAGAAATTTGTAAAACAAGATAGAGCATTAGGTGAACTTGGACATCCTTCAGGCCCCTCTGTTAATCTTGATAGGGTTTCTCATATCATCACAGAATTGCACGAAGATGGAAAAAATTTCATTGGTAAAGCAAAAATTATTGATACACCAAATGGTAAGATTGTAAAAAATCTTCTTGAGTCTGGTGTTCGTTTGGGTGTTAGTTCAAGAGGACTTGGTTCAATAAAAACAAATAAGTCTGGTGTAAATGAAGTACAAGATGATTTTGTACTTTCTACAGTTGATATTGTTTCTGACCCATCTGCTCCTGACGCATTTGTTAATGGCATCATGGAAGGTAAAGAGTTTAGTTTGACAGGTGAAGTTGAGTATCACATTCGGAAGGAAATTAAGAATACCGTAAAGGCTAGATTAGAAGAAAAGAAGATTAAACTATTTCAAAATTTTATTAAAAACTTATAAGTAATTTAAAGGAGTATTAAGATGGCTAAAGAAAATGGACAAGTTGAAGAAGCAGATATGATGGAAGACAGTGAAATTGAGAAGGAAATCGAAGAGCAAGCAAAAGATTCTAATAAAGAACTAGGTCTTCCAGCACTAGATTCTGATGATGGTCGAGAAGAATCAGAGGAAGATGGAGAAGGTGGAACATCTAAAGCTGCTGATCCTAAAACAAAGAAGTCTAAAGCATCTGCAAAAGCAGAAGCTAAAGAAGTAGACGAAGATGAAGAAGAGATGGATGAAGGTAAAATGTCAGAAATTGACGCTATGGTAAAAGATGGTAAGTCAGCTGAAGAGATTGCAAAAGAATTAAAATTAGACCTTAATGCTGTTAAGAAAACTTTAAAGAGTTATAAAGAAGAAATCGAAGTTAATGTTGACGAAGACGTTGCTGCTCTAGTAGATGGTGAAGAACTTTCTGAAGAGTTCAAAGCAAAAGCTTCTACAATTTTTGAAGCTGCAGTTAAGTCTAAGATTTCCAAGATTCGTAAACAGATTCGTGAAGAGTCTAAGAAAGAGCAAGACGAGCGTATTGAGTCCATGCAAGAAGAGATGACAGAGAACATGGATAAGTACCTCTCTTATGCTACAAAAGAATGGATGGAAGAAAATAAACTTTCAGTTGAAACTGGTGTTCGTAACGAAGTCACCGAGAGTTTTATTTCTGGTTTGAAGAAGTTGTTTGAAGAGCATTATATTGATGTTCCCGAAGAGAAGGAAGATGTTTTTGAAAGTCTAGTTGTTGAAGTTGCAGAACTTGAAGAAAAACTAGACGCACAAACCGAGAAGCACATGGATACCGTGAAAGAATTAAATACATATAAGGCTGCTTCTGTATTCAAGACCGTTTCAGAAGGAATGGTTGATACTGATGTTGAAAAATTTACTGAATTGACTGAAGACGTTGACTACGATACTGATGACCAGTATGCGGAAAAACTGAACACAATCAAGAACAGCTATTTCAAATCAGACACAAAAGAAGATGTTGTAGATAACAAGAAAACTGCAGGCACTAATAATCCAGTTGTAGATGGAACAAGTGATAGTCGTATGGATAGTGTAATGAGTGCAATTTCTCACTTATCAAAAAAATAATGGACTGAGCGAAGTTAAACTTAAATTAATTAAATAAATTTTAAAGGAGTAAGAAAATGTATTTATCCGAAAATATTTCTGAGAAGTGGAAGCCTGTAATGGAACATGGCGATCTTCCAGAAATCAAAGATTCATATAAGCGTGATGTTACATTGCGTTTGTTGGAAAACCAAGAGAAGTTTCTTCAAGAAGCTGCTCCTACTAACTCTGGTCTGGCAACAGACACAGGTAACGTAAAAGGCTGGGATCCAATTTTGATTTCCTTGGTTCGCCGTGCAATGCCTCAAATGATTGCCTATGATGTTTGTGGTGTTCAACCAATGACAGGCCCTACGGGTTTGATCTTTGCAATGAAATCACGTTACACAAGTCAGACGGGTGATGAAGCATTGTTTAATGAAGCTGATACAGCTCATTCATCTGAGGGTGAAGGTTCTGGAAAAGTTGCTGCAACAGCACAAACTGGTTTGTCGGGTGCTGTTAATCCTTTCACATCACCTGCTTCTGTACACGCAGATGGTATGACAACACCAAATGCTGAAAAACTCGGTGAAGCAGATAATCTCTTCAGTGAGATGGCATTCAGCATCGACAAAACTTCCGTAACTGCACGTTCTCGAGCTCTGAAAGCTGAATACTCTACGGAGTTGGCTCAGGACTTGAAAGCAGTTCATGGTCTTGATGCAGAAACAGAATTGGCAAATATTTTGTCAACAGAAATTCTGAATGAAATCAACCGTGAAGTTATCCGAACAATTTACACAGCTGCTACATTGGGTGCATCTGGTTCTGATACTGCTGTTGATGGTACATTCAATCTTGACACAGATTCTAACGGCCGATGGTCAGTAGAGAAGTTTAAAGGTTTGATGTTCCAGATTGAGCGTGATCGAAATGAAATCGGTCATTCAACTCGACGCGGTAAAGGTAACTTTATGATCTGTTCAGCTGACGTTGCTTCTGCTATGTCAATGGCAGGTATGTTGGAAACTGGACACGCACTGAATGTAGACGATACACAATCAACTTTCGCTGGTACAATGAACGGCATGAAAGTTTATGTTGATCCTTACTATGTATCTTCAGTTGGACAATTCTATTGCTTGGGTTATAAGGGTTCTTCTCCTTATGATGCTGGTATGTTCTATTGTCCTTATGTTCCGTTGCAGATGGTTCGTGCAATGGGTGAGCAAACATTCCAACCAAAAATCGGGTTTAAAACTCGTTATGGTATGGTTGCTAATCCTTTCACATCTTTGGCAGCTGGAACAAACACATACTACAGAAAAGCATTAGTAACAAACTTGATGTAATTTCTGTTTTTTGTTTAAATCAAGAGGGATGGGGATTTCCCTGTCCCTCTTTTTTTTTGGAGTTTTTATATGCATGAATACAAAGCTAAAGTAACGAAGATTATTGATGGTGATACCATTCGTTGTGATATTGATTTAGGATTCGACATAGTAATGGCTAATCAGACTATAAGATTATTCGGCATAGATACACCAGAGTCCAGAACTAGGGATAAGGAAGAAAAGTTTTACGGAAACATATCTAAACAGTTTTTAAACGATTATTGTCCTAAAGGGTCGTATATAACCCTTAGAACCCATTTAGATAAAAAGGGCAAGTTTGGACGTATTCTAGGTGAACTTATAGTCAATAAAGTCAACCTAAATGAACAAATGATTGAAGAAAACCTTGCTGTTGCTTATCATGGCCAATCTAAGATGGACATTGAAAAAGAACACCTATTTAATAGAACACAGCTATCTCATAGGGGATATAAATATTCTTAACTTCTTCCTTGTATTGCTGTTTCTAGTGTGTTATTATTGATATGTGGGTTGGTTCAGATAACTAATTGTTTATATATTTACTTCTTTTTAATGAGTATTATAAATAGCTATATAACTTATATTAATTCTTTAGAGTATTATTAAATGCCAGTACAGCCGAATGAGATAAATCAATTAAATGTAGTTTCGTTTGAAACTAACTTTACCCGTCTGCCTAATGTTAATTTCTTTTGTCAGCGAATAAATATACCATCAATAGGTTTAGGATTAGCTAGTCAAGCTACTCCATTTTCAGATATACCAGTATTAGGCGATAAACTTCTTTTTGAGCAGCTAACTTTAAATTTTATAGTTAGTGAAGATTTGTCAAATTATTTAGAAATATATAATTGGCTTATTTCTATAGGTTTTCCAGAGAATGACACACAGTTTAACTTAAATAATAGTAATGTTGAACCAACTGAAAATCTAAGATCAGATATGAATATCATAATAAATACTAATAAATCCAACCCAAATTACAGCATTACATTTAGAGATGCTTTTCCTGTTTCATTAGGTAGTATTGAATTAGATGCTGCAGCTACATCGCTAGAGCCCATTATATTGGATGTTTCCTTTGCTTACACAGGCTCATTTTCCATAGAAAAAATCACTTAAAGTTTTTCCTTGTATATTGCATAATTT